CGCGTTGCTTCAACTCTTCAGGTGTCATATTTACTAATGCCATTTTAATTAGTTAATTAATTTTACCTATCTTGATGAGCTATATTTTGCCCTAAAAGTTGGTTGTTCAAATTTGTTTCTTCGAGAGTAGAATGCGACCAATTCTGCCCTACGTTGCTCTATCTCTTGCCTGAGTGCTTGGATATTAGCCTTGCCCTTTGCTAGACCAAAATCATACGCAGCCCCAAGTGCGAGAATAATATGATAAGGAGATGCGAACCCCGGCCTCTTAGTGGTGTCTGTCGAGGCAAAGTATGAGCCCTCACGTTTAATGTGCACCTTTAGAGATGCGTCTTGCGAGTAATTAGGGGTTGGGAATAGGTTTATAGTCGCACCTATAACGTCGAAGTATCTAGGTGTGCCTGATCCTTCCATAAACTCGTTATAGCCTATTGTTATGTCTCGCTGATCAATGGGCTTTAAGAGTGTCCAGTTATCTACACCATCTTTAATCTCCACTCTCAGAATTTCTAGAACTTGAGCCGAGTTATCGTCTATGGTTAATGTATAATCTTTTTGACCCGCTACTAGAGCTGTAGTAATAACCGGTTGGTCTGTATGGTTAGTATCGTCATATTCCCATCTACCATCGGCGTTGAGAATGTCGCTTATAACAATTCTGTACCAATTGTTAATAAGTCCTGTGACTTGTTTTAAGAGAGTCGGGTTGCTTGAAATATCCCCATCGTCTAATCCTGTATAGTGTTCAACTAATTGGATCAAGCCGTTTTTGTCAGTTGTATTTGAAAAGTTAATCATTTTTGTTTTTGCTTGTCACGAAAGGCTTTCTTAAATTCTTCTAAAGCGTTGTAAGTGTGGATAATCACGTTGTCGTCTTTAAGCTCTACTCTCTCAATTTCTTCGAACTCATCAATGCCTTCGGCTTCTTTCATTTCAGACCATTTTTTAAGCACTATCGGAGTTACTTTGTCTTGGACTTTTTGAGCTTGGAGGGCTAATTTATTACGGTATTCCTCAGCTTCTTCAATCGTCTGGGTGTATTTTCTGCCTTCGTTTATGAGTCTGCCCTTTTGAGCTAGTAAATCTTTGAGCTTGTCGTGTTTGATAATAAATTCCATACTATTTATTTAATTCTTGATATGCTTCTCTCCACTTGTGGGCGTGGTCGTTGATATTGTAGGTATCGATAACGTAATCTCTGGCCTTCTTACCCATCTCACGCCTCAATGCCTTATTATCCACCAGTTCAACGATATATTTCTCCCAGTCCTTTTCAGTAATGGCGAGTTTAAGAAAATCTTTATCCGCCTCATATGGCGAGTTTCCGTCTGAGAAACCCTGTGCGATAACTGGTATCTCCAACATCGAAGCTTCTAGGAACTTGATATTTGACTTACAGCGGTTGAAGTAGTTATCACGTCTTGGGATTAACATTAAATCAAGCCTTAAGCTGTTTAGTGTTTCGATATAATCAGCCATCGGCACAAAGTGTTGCCATTCAACATTCATCTTGTCCCAAAATTTAATTTCAGGAGCATAGACTTTTCTAGCAAGAGCATAACCTTCCTTGTCAGGAGGTAAAGCGAACAACACTAACTGAATGTCTTTTCGCCTAGAGAGCTTTTTAAGAATGTTCTTTACGGAGTCGTAATCCCTGTTAGCGGCCACACTCCCCACCATTCCGATACGGACTTTATCTCCTTCGTTTCGGAGTATTTCATCGTCCCAGTCATACGGCTCAACAAAGTTGGGTAGTATCTTGATGTTCGGATTTACGGATTCGTATTCTTTAGCAAGGAATGGAGTGGTAACGGTTACTAAATCCGCAATAGAGGCAAATTGTTTAAGCAAGTCGTCTATTTCCTGAATGCGCTCATCAATGACCCGCTCCTCTACTCCGAACATTTGTTTCGGAACACCTGAGTTTTTAATATAGGTGTCGTCGTTATCAAATACGATTTTCTTCCCTGCTTTTTTAAGGAGCTTTGCGGCTTCAAGCATTGCGTATTGGGCTGGGCGATGGAAAACAACCACGTCTGAGGCCATTGCACCGTCGAACTTACGCTTTGCCTCTAAAGGAGGCGTTCGCATTGAAGTTTTATCACCGTCCCACCCGTTAGCCACCATTGGTAGATAACATCGGACGTACCAACAGCCGTCATAGCCAGATGATAAGTAATAGACCCTCAAGCTTCCTCACTTTCTTTCTCCTTGTTTGGATCTTCTATCTGTTCGGAGATTATGTTACCGTATTTATCAATCACAGTTTTAACTTTGATTAACTTATCGGCCACGTATGTTCTCCCTTTTCTTTCTTCACTCATATTTGCTCCCAAATTGCTTCCCCTCCCCAATTTGGGTAAGGAGGAGAAAACAAATTACTTTAGTAATTATGCTGCTGAGTTGTGGCTCAAAAGCTGTACACCTGCGTTATCACGGTTCTTAACTACGCCATAACAAATGTCAGCAGTAGTTAATGTAGCGAGATATTCAGGAACATAGTTGCTTTGAACACGAATACCTTGCGAACCAACCATGCCACCTTTAGACATTACACCAAGAGGCTGTGCAGCCCAGTGGATAGCGTCACGGTGAGCAAGTAAGTTACGACGGCCATTACCAGTAGTCAATCCGCCAGCCATAGCTGGAACGTTTGGAGAAACGTATACAGGAATTCCGTAAAGAGTTGCTGCAGGTTTCTTAGCGGTAGGATCGTTAACTGGTGAGTTGATTGCCAAGGAGAACTTATCAATGTTCTGAACTTGGCGCCAGAAGGTATTTGGATGTAGGAAGAAAGCTACATCGCCTCGATACATTCCAGGAACCTTAGAGATTTCTAGAATAGCGATTGCTTGACGGATATCAGAGTCAGCCAAGTTAGTGCTAGATGCACCAACAGTTTGAGAGAATCCGCTGAACAATGCAGCGATTGCAGTTTCTAATTCACGAGCGATTTCAAAACCAGCATTTTCAGCATAACGATTTTGAATGTTGTAGGAACGCTTTACAATCGCAGCTTCACGATCTTCGATTGCAAAGGATACTTCCTTCCAAGTAGTGACAACTAAGTCAACTTTAGTCTCGGTAGGAGAGTTAAGAGTAACGGCAGCACCGTTAGTCTTAGTATTAGCAGCCATTGCTGTTAAATCCGGAGTGTGGAGAGTGCTTGCTCCGCCAGCCAACTCATCAGAGCGGTTAACGAAGAAATCACCCATGACTAATTCTTCCTTGAAGTAGTCATTGATTTTTTCTCCCCAGACTGATGGAATCAATACAGCTAGGTCGCCAGATACTCCAGTAAAAGTATCGGTTGGAAATGCCATGTACTAAACCTTATTCGAGTCCCATTTGTTCTTTCCAGAATTTTTTGTGCTCTTCAGGGTCTTTAGGAGCCTGCTTGGGGGCAGACTTACCAGAACCATTTGAGGCACCGAGTTGGGCTTTTTGCTTTTTCTTTTCTGCTTTTTGTTTTTCTTCAAAAGCGATAAAGAGAGGATCTTTAACTGCTTCCAGGAGGCTTATACCTGCACCTTTAGCAATTTTATGGGCTTGAGCTAGTAGCTCGTCATCGAATCCTCTTGCAAGTAGAATCCCCTCGTCTCTGGTTAGAAACTGGGTCTCATTACTTGTTTCTTGTGCCCTTTGAGGTTGGGCTTCCTTTTTTTGTTTTCGTTTTAGGATTGCTTCCGCTTTTAGTGCTCGAGCCTTCCATACCTCATAATCATCAGAATCATTAGAATCATTAAAATCATCGGTTGATTCTTTTTCTGTTGATTCTTCGGTAGTAGATTCAGTAACTTCATCAGCTACTTCCTCTATTTGTTCGTCTTCTACGACTTCGAACTCGTCGTTTTGGTCATATTCTGACATTCTCGTTTATTTCTGCCCCGGCGGGCGTTAATTAAATCACTTTTTAACGAGGTTTCGTGACCTCGAAGTAAGTAAAAATTATTCTACTACTGCTTCAGGAGCAGTTTCAGCAGCTTCTTCAACTACTGGGGTTTCTACAATTTCTTCTTCCATTGTTGTTTTTCCTTTGGTTAATTATCTAGATGAGTTGATTTTGGGCTTTGTTTTCTCTCCGTAAAGCTCCTCTAACTGGTCAAAAGACTGTTCAAGTATTGTCTTGGCTTCGGGAATAGCTGAGGTGTCTTTACCGGCGAAAACTTTTAGGAGAGCATAGGCCTTTAGGTATTCGATAACGTGGTTGTATACCGCCTCCATCATTGGTTTATCGGCGTGGAATTCTCTTAATTTATCCATTACATTTCACTTAATTGAGCTTGTGTGCCGACTTGATTCGGATCGGGTAGAGAAGATTGATTCACGTCAGCTTGTGGCACCTCTACCCCACGAGGAGCTTGTCCTTGCGTAAGCATTGGGGCTTTTCTCGCTTTAGCCGAAAGACTTACTGGAGAAAGCCCTGCTCCTGAGGTTTCAAGTATGGTGTAGAAAATCTCGGAGAGAACGGGATCTTGTAGAATGGACGGATTACTTGCCACTATCTGGAAAATGTTGGATAGAGATTCAAGAGTTGCTTGTTTGTTTTGCTGTTCACCTGTAGTAACGATGTCTACCTTAACCTTGATGTTGTCGTAAAAACCTTCGGGGACATCTAAGTATCTATGAGAGCCAGTAGTAGCCAGTTTGTTTAAGGCTTCCATCTTAGCTTTCTCTATTTGCATTGGATCCACTATCTCGCCTAACTTAATAGACTTTTCAAGTTCGGTTTTAATCAGAGAGTTTACATAAGCCTCATCAATTCTTTGCAGTTCATTTTGAGAGAATTCAGATACTAATGTGTGGGCTTTCTTGAGTTTCTTTATAAGGTAGGGAATAACCCAGTCCATAAAGATTTCTCTGATAAAGATTCCAAACTCTTCTCGTTTATGATCAAACTGAGAGGCACTTTGGTTAGTAACCATTGCTTGAAGTCTGAAAGCCTGTCCACTAGGCGGTGTTTCGCCCCTGAGAGCGTCTGTAACCGATGTGGAACGGTCAAATTGTGATTGCCAACGCTGAACAAGATTCTGCCAAACAGGTAACGAGGATGGGGTGAGTTCAACTCTTGTGAAAGGCTTACCGTCTTCGTGTTCAAGGATAGAGCCATTTTCTAGTTCGGTTAATATATTCCGACCTGAGTATCTCTTAGAAGCGGTCTGAACGATAGATTTCCCCGCAAGTTCCATAGCGTTCTTTTCGGCTATTATGGAGTCATTAACCCAGACTTGAGCCTCTTCCCCCTTTTCAATTATTCCTCGTCCCAATGCTCTACCTGGAACTTCTTCCCACGGTAAATACTTATAACGAGATTCCTTTAGTTCTTCGGAGTAAAGAGTAATCTCATGCTTACCATCGGCAATTAGGTAATGGGACTGAAGAGAATAACCATCGCCCTCATCAATGTATTCTTTAGGGAAAATGCCCTCTACTTCATAAACCAATACATTCCCCCTTGGGGAGTCTTTGGATTTCTTTTTACAAAGTACAATGGCTTCATTAATGGCCTTATCATCCCAAGCACCTCGTTTTTCTTCGAGCTGAACTGGAGTCAACCAGTGTTTCTCTATTATTGGGCCCTTCTTAATATCTACTTGGTCAGTAATGACGTTCTTCCAGCGGACCACTTCCACCATTAGCTTTCCGCCTAGTTCGCACTTCTTAACCAACACTCCACCATAACGAGGTCTGGTCTTGGCCATATCGTTTAGGGTTTTAGCAAAGTTGGTTTCCCTCATCCAGTTCTTTACTTCGTGTCCGAGTAAGAATGATTGCCCGTAGCTTTCTGGACTAGTGGCAATTAACTGAATGTCTTTAGTATCAAGGTCTGTTGCAACCTCAGCCACATCGACATTGGCGTTCAGAATATTAAAGAATGGCTTTTCCCGTCCCAACTCATCCTTTTGGCTGTTTAGATATTTAGAGTTTGAATAGAACTCGATCATCTTGAGCGTTTTGGCTTGAGAATACTCCAGTCCGTCAATAAGCTCTATGGTGTCTTGTTCGTATGCCTGTTTGATTTCCAGGACTTCTGAGAAAATTGTTTTCATCTAGCAATGTTAATTTGTTTTCGATAACGTACAAAAAATCGTTCCCTCATCTCTGCTATCTCGTCAAAGTGGTTTTCTATATCACTTGATAGCCCGTATCTAATGGCATCCATAGCGTGATTATCAAAGCCCACCGGTTCGTTGATAATGCGACCATCCCTGTCTGTTATCCAGATGTAATTTCGGTATTCTTTTATTAAGTCGATTGATTGCTTGGTAACACTTATCTTTTGCTGCTGGATAAAGCCGATACCCTGTAAAACGCTTCCCTGTCCTTTGTTGGCTGGTATAACATTTAGACCGTAGCTTTTAAGTTCATCAATACTTTTCGGTTCTGCCGAGTCCGCTACAATCAATGCTTTTGGTTGGGCGTTTAAGATGTCAGCGATTAGTTTATTTGAAAGTCCTTTTTGGTAAGTTATTTGGTCAAGAATGTAACCGCCGTTGTATTTGTAAATTGCGACTATCGCAGTCGGATCGTTGGTGTATCCAAAGTCTAGTCCGTAACGTTCTAGTCTAGCTTCGTGAGGTATGGAATCAATAACCTGCCAACCTGTATAGATCCGAGATTCTACCTCTCCCAGCTTTCCTTCTCCGTAGACTGTCCACCATGCCTTATTCCCCTTTCGCTGTTCAATGGATCGAACCAACTGCTCGTCTAGAGCTTCGTTATCCTTATAGGTGATAATAATATGGTCTACATCGTTTCTTACGGCTAAAACCTTGTCATAAAACCAGAACTCAGTAGTCGGATTCCAATCAAGATAAATAAAATCTTTAGTTCTAACTTCAAGTTGGTCAAAAACTTCATACGGAACATTATTACACTCGTTTATAAAAAGTCTGTCTCTACGTGGTCCACGAGTCTTACTTGGCTGATCCGCTGAGAAGAACTCAATCTTACTACCTGTTTCAAATGTGTATATGTAGTCGGTCTTGTTCCAAAATTCGGGCTTGAAGTAATTATGCTCCTCCATAATATTTAGGAAGTCACGCATTACTCCTCGCTTTAAGTGAGGGAAAGACTCGGAGACAATACTGGTCAGAGTTGGCTCGGTGTCAGATTGGGCTTGGTTGATCAGTAGCAGTAGAATTGAGATTGTCTTGCTCGCTGATGTCCCGCCCTGTACCGCTCTGATTCTCTTCCTGAGTTTTGCTATCTTGTTCGTTGCTGTTGTAATTTGATACATTGATACCACTTAATATCGGAATTACCTTTCCTCCTGTAGTTAGGTCTAAGTTCTGAGGAATCATCTTGGGAAATGCTTTGTCAAGGCGTTCAGCTGCCCACTTACGGTCTTCTTTGTTAGAGTTCTCATCAAGCATCTCGTTTATAAACTTAAAATACCGAGGTGCCAATTCTGCGTATCGGTTAAGTATTCCTATCTCGTCTTTAAGTGATTTTCTACCCCGTTGTGCCATACATTAAGTCGGTGTTTATGTGATAAATAAAAAGAATTTTACTATTTGTAGTTAAATTACCTATCCCAGTTAATTAAACCCTCAAAAGCCCTAAAGATTCCTATTTTTTGAATACCAAATAAATAGTTTAATAAACCCTATAAGTTCCCTGAATGACATTTTTATTGACACGATTCGCATTCTTCGGGCTCATTCGTATTGCAAGTAGCCCCAGCTAGGAAATCTTCATCGGCGTTAGCTTGAAGCTGCTCTACCCTACTTGGGTCTAGTTGTATCTCCTCTTCGTTTCTCATTTTCTTTTCGTTGTTTATATATAGAAATTAAAAGTTTGAAATCTGTTAAGCGTTCTCCATAAAGGTTCTCGTAAGCTAATTGGATTT